ATGATACAAGTGCAAAATAAGGCAGCAACCAATTAGGCGCTGAGATGCCAGGCTATAAGTATAATTCAGTAGAAGGTCGTAAAAGGGCTGCGCAGGAGACTATGAAGGTCTTGGAGCGCCAGAAACAGGCTCGACCTCAGAAGAAAGGCAATAAGAGTGAGTGAAGTTATTTCTGATGAAATAATCTTCACCGAAGCCATGTCGGATGAAGATGCTCAATCTATATTGAGCCAAGATCTCTCTGACGCTATTGATTTTTGTGACAATGTGATCAGCCCTGTACGGGCTGAAGCTGAGAAGTATTATCTTGGCGAAGAGTTTGGTAACGAAGAGACTGGCCGTTCACAGGTTGTAAGTCTTGATGTCAGGGATACTATCCAGGGCATTATCCCCTCTTTAATGCGTATCTTCTTTGGTGGTGAACACACTGTTGAGTTTGCACCTCAAAGCGCAGAAGACGTAGAGGTAGCTAAACAAGCTACCGATTACGTTAACTACATCGTTAATCGTGACAATAACGGCTTCTCTGTTTTGTACGATGCGTTCAAAGACTCGTTAATGAAGAAGGTAGGCTTCGTTAAGTATTACTGGGATGACTCTGAGAAGGTTGAGAGTTATGACTTCTCAGGCTACTCAGAGCAAGAATTAGCTGTTTTAGATTCAGACCCAGAGGTTGATATAGCAAGGGTTGAGCAGCTTACTGAAGTTCAGCCTGACGGCTCAACTTCAACGTTAGGTTTTAGTGGTACTTACACTAGGGTTATGCGAAACGGAAAGGTTCGTATAGAGAGTGTCCCGCCAGAAGAATTTTTAATATCACGCAATGCTAGGACTCTGCAAGATGCAGATCTAGTAGCTCATCGTCGTTATGCAACGTTGAGCGAACTTGTTGAGATGGGTTACGACTACGAGGACATCGAAGGTTACGCAACCTACGACGATGACTTCGACTTTAACCCTGAATCAACTGTTCGCAACCCTACTTATGATAACGGTGGTATGACGGCAGATCCGACCATGCGTCGAGCGTTATACATAGAGTCGTATATTTATATGGACGTTGATGGTGATAACCGCGCTGAATTGCGCAGGATATGCACTATCGGAGAATCCCATGAGATTCTCCGCAACGAGCCAACAGATCATATCCCTTTTATTGCTTTTCATTGCGAGAAGGAACCGCATACTTTCTTTGGTCTTAGTGTTGCTGATGTAACTGCTGATATCCAACGAATTAAGTCTATGGTTCTTAGAGCAAGCTTAGATTCGTTAGCATTGTCTACACACCCTCGCGTGGCTTTTGTTGAAGGCCAAGCTAACGTGGACGATTTGTTAAATACAGAGGTGGGTGGCTTGATTAGGGTTCGTAACCCTGGGGCTGTCACTCCGTTCAATATTCCTTATGTGGGCCAGCAAGCCTTTCCAATGCTGGAATACATGGATCTCATTCGTGAGCAACGCACAGGTCAAAGTCGTGCGTCTGATGGTTTAGATCCAGGTGCTTTGCAATCATCGACTAACCTTGCTGTTGCGCAGACGATCAATGCTAGTCAGCAGCGTACTGAAATGATTGCACGTTTCTTTGCAGAAACGGGCATGAAGGATTTATTCACTGGTATTTATCAGCTAGTGATTAAGCACCAAGACAAGCCTCGCATGGTTAGGCTTCGTAATGAGTTTGTCCCGATAGACCCCAGCGTTTGGAACGCAAGTATGGATGTCGTTACCAACGTAGCTCTGGGTCGCTCTAGCGACCAAGAGCGTATGGCTATGCTTCAGCAAGTTGCAGGAAAGCAAGAGCAGATATTACAGACTCTTGGCCCCACCAATCCCTTAGCGACAGTACAACAATATTATCAAACGATGACTCAGATGTTGGAGCTTGCAGGATTCAAAGATCCGAACAAGTTCTTTACTGATCCATCAACAGTGCCTCCCCAGCCCCAGCAACCGCCTAAGCCAGATCCTAATGAGATGTTGGCAGAAGTTCAGATGGAACAAATACGAGCGGATATCCAGAAGAAGGCTGCTGAATTAGATCTTCGTCGTGAAGAAATGATGCGCAGTGATGATCGTCTTCGTGACAAGGATGAGAGCGACATTCTAGTGAAGATTGCAGAGCTAGAGGCTAAGTACGGAACACAAGTAGATCTTGCAGAGATAAGAGCTTTGCAGGAGCGAGATAGAGAATTAACGAGATTGGCTGCAAATGGACAACTACCCCAACAGTAGCCGAATCGTAGAGTTTCTTCGTGATCCTATGACAGATGAAATTATCGAGTCACTGGAAAGCGAAATGTTTGAAGAGTGGGCGTATTCCAAGGATTCAAAGAGCAGAGAAGATCTGTGGTTTGAGTTACAGGGAATGCAGAGATTCTTCAGAAGATTGCGTGCCGTTTCGGATAACACGCAACTTAACCAAGCGAGGTCTGAGAAGTAATGAGTGAACCTATGACAATCCCTGAAGGGGGTCTTGATGTTCAACAAGCAGCAGAAATGTTGCTACAGCGGGTTGAAGGCGCTGATGAGAATCAAAATGCCAATAAAGAACCAGAAGAGCAGTCCTTAGAAGTATTAGAGGGCGAGGCTGAGTACGAACAAGAAGAAGCATTCGACTCTGCCGAATTGATTGAAAGTGAGGACGAAGACTACGAGGAAGATTCGAGTGAACGTTTCACTGTCAAAATTGACGGTGAAGATCAGGAAGTCGCATTAACTGAGTTACTCAACGGCTACAGCAGACAATCAAGTTTTACTAAAAAGTCCCAACAACTTGCGGAAGATCGTAAGGATTTTGAGGGACAGCGAGATGCAGTCTTACAGGAAAGGTCTGTTTACGCTGACATGCTATCGAAACTACAAAACCGATTGCTGTCAGAAGATCATGTTTCTGAGCCTGATTGGGATGCTTTATTTGAAGACAATCCAATACAGGCAACTCGCCAAAAATATGAGTGGGATAAAGCGCAAAACTCTCGTCAGAGTCAACTACAAAAAATCTCTGATGAACAGAACCGCTTATCGCACGAACTGCAAACTGAACAACAACGCGCTATGCGTGAAGTGGTCACTGAACAAACGTCTGAGGTTCGTAAATTGATCCCTGAATGGGGGGAAGATAAAGGCTTCAAAGATGGCGCTCAGAGACTTCGTACTTGGCTAATAGATTACGGTTTAGCTGAAGAGGATGTGAATTCGATGGTGATGGCAAAGCATGTAGAACTGGCTGAAATGGCTAGAAGATACAGCGTTGGCTTGAGTCGTAGTAAAGAACGTCCTGTTAAGCAGAAGACTGTACGTGCTGGCACTAGCCAGCGCGGTAAAGCCAAACCCAAAGCAAAAGCTGTTCAGGCGCAGGGACAAAGACTGCAAAAGAGTGGCCGCCTAAAAGATGCGGTCGATTTAGCAAAACTTTTGGAACTTTGAGGTATTTTAAATGACTATCATATCAAACACATTTACTCGGTACAGTGCAATTGGCATTCGTGAAGAGTTAGCCGATGTGGTTTACAACATATCGCCACAAACGACACCGCTGGTATCAAACATTGGTAGCGGCAGTGTATCTAACACTTTCTATGAGTGGACCAGCGATTCGCTCGCAAGTGCCGGAGCAAATGCACAGATCGACGGCGATGACCTAGCTTCTTTTACAGCTATAACCCCAACTGTACGTTTGGGAAATTATACTCAAATTATGCGTAAGGATTTCATCATCGCTGATAACTTAGAGGTTATCGACAGTGCTGGTAATTCTAATACTCGCGCATATCAACTGGTGAAAGCTGGTAATGAGCTAAAGCGTGATATTGAGTTTAACATCTGCGGTGTGAACCAAGCTGCCGTTGCAGGATCAACCAGTGCTGCACGCAAAGGTGCATCTCTTTCTGCTTACATCAAGACTAATACCAGCAAGGGTAGCGGCGGTGCAGACCCCACCACCTCTGGCGGTGTGGTCAATGCTGCTCGTACCGATGGAACCCAACGGGCATTCAGTGAAGCGCAGTTAAAGACAGTGCTACAGGCTTGTTGGACGGAAGGTGGCGACCCATCAATGGTTATGACTGGGCCTTTTAATAAGGCTGCTGCAAGTGCGTTTGCTGGTATTGCTGCGCAACGTTACATGGCTCCTGGTGATAGCCCTACCACGATAATCGGCGCTGCTGATGTCTATGTCAGCGACTTCGGATCAGTTTCTATCGTTCCGAACCGCTTCCAGCGTGAGCGTGATGCTTATGTGCTAGATCCAGATCTACTGTCTCTATCTGTTCTGAGAAACATTCAGAACGTTGAGTTGGCTAAGACTGGTGATGCTCATAAAGAAATGGTCATCTTTGAAGGCTCGTTGAGAGTCGATGCAGAGTCCGGCCTTGGCATCGTAGCTGACTTGACCACTTCTTAGTGGATTGGGATCGACATGACTGAATTTAAAAAAGTTCTTGAATACGACTCTCTGACGAAAACTAAGACGACCTTCGGTTACGAAGAGTCGTCTAGTGGCCGTGAGTCTGATGACTCTATAGTCATTCAGACTCAGACTGATGTTACTGACATCATTGAATCAAACAAACGTTTATTCAATGAGACAGATCGACATCAATCTTGGGGTGATGGATTTAAGACTAAAGTTGCGTCGATCCCACTTACGCTTTTGCATGAACTAAAGGCTAAAGGCATTCTCAAAGACGAGAAGGCTTTTAAGAAGTGGCTTAACGATCCTGACAACAGAGCGTTTAGAACGCGAGGCGGTAAGGTCTAAATGGCTATCACCACCTATAGCGAGTTGAAGTCTTCGGTTGCAGATTGGTTAAATCGTGATGATTTAACCTCTGTGATCCCAGACTTTATTACTTTGTCAGAAGCACAATACAACCGCTCTATACGGCATAGAAATATGATCGTTAGATCACGCGCTAGTATTGATGCTCGTTATTCCGCTACGCCTCCTGACTGGATTCAAACTGTGCAGCTTATCTTGCTGACTAATCCTGTTCAGCCTCTTAACTTCATTACGAATGAAGAAATTAACAAACGGAGAGCGGCCTCAAGTGCCGTTGGCCGTCCGAACTCGTTCACACACGTTGGTACTGAGATAGCGGTTTACCCCGCCCCTGACAGCACCTATGAGGGAGAGTTGGTCTACTACGGAAAGATTCCAGCTTTGTCTGACAGTAATACGACTAATTGGTTGTTGGACTTATCCCCTGATATTTATCTCTACGGATCGTTAATACAGGCAACGCCTTATTTGCGTGACGATGAAAGGCTTCCAATGATCTCTTCGTTATATCAGCGAATGATTGAAGACATGAATATCTCCAACGAAAGAACTAGCGGTCAAACATCGACGCAAATGCGCGTCCCTACTTTTGGATAAGTTTTATGGCGTTTACAAATTACCTTGAAGAAAAAGTTCTAGGATATGTTTTTTCCGGTGCTTCTTTCAGTCAGCCTGGGACGAAGTTTCTAGCCCTTTACACGGTAGCTCCGACAGACAGCTCTGCTGGTACTGAAGTGAGTAGTTCTGGTACTGGCTACGCTCGTCAAACGGTTGCGTTGACTACGAGCGGAAGCGATACAACTAATTCTGGAGCGGTGGAGTATGCGACAGCGACAGGATCAGGGTATGGGACAGTCGTTGCAGTGGCTTTGCTAGATGCCAGTACAAGTGGAAATATGCTCGCCTATGCTTCTTTAGCAAGCTCTAAAGCTATTGCTGCTGGTGACGTATTTAGAGTACCCGCTGGCGACTTGGATATAAGTCTTAACTAATGTCGCAGGGGTATGGCAATGGGTCTTGGAACCAAGGTAGATATAATGTTTGGTCTTATCAAGACTGTGCAGCTTCTACAACCGCTACGAGCAGCTTTACTGCGTCTGCTGGAATCGTTAAGGACGCTCAAGCAACTATCAGTGCTGCTTCTTTGGCTTCCTGCTCTGCTAACAGAGTTATTCAGGGCGCTGCGAGTGCGTCTGCAAGTAGTTCTTTCACTGCTAATGCAGCCGTTGTTTTATCTGGCTCCGCGACTATTGCTGCTGCGTCTTCGTTTACAGCAAGCGGTTTGCGCATTGCTGATGGTGCCGCTTCGATCTCTGCGGCTTCTTCTTTTGTCGCTACCTCAGTCATTGTCGCAAATGCAAGCGCGAGTTTATCTGCCAGTTCGCAATTTACAGTGGCGGTTAATCGCATACTCAGCTTTAGCGCAAGTACAAGCGTCATCTCTAGCTTCGTCGCTAATGGCGAAATCAAATGGCAGAAAGAAGCGCCAGCCAGTGATAGCTGGTCAGATCAAACAGCAGCAACAACCACATACACCACCCAGCCTGATGCCAGTACAAACTGGCAACAGGCGGCTTGAGGATTAAATAATGGCAGATACATTTTCCAACGATTTACGTTTGCGGCTCCAAGAAAGTGGCGCAAATAGTGGAAATTGGGGCACACTTTTAAACGGTACGATTACCAATATTGCCTCGGCGCTAGGCCAAGGCAGTGAGGCCATCCCCAACGCATCGACTCACACAATCACCCTAGCTGATGGCACAGCTGATGAAGCACGTTCTCTTTACCTAAAATGCACAGGCGGCGGTCAGGCTTGCACAGTCACGCTTGGCCCCAACACGATCTCAAAGGTCTGGATAATTGATAATGAGACAGCTCATACTCTGACTTTTAAACAAGGCAACAATAGCAGCCAATCAGGAACAGAGGTTGCTATAGGGGCTGGTGCAGTAAAAGTGATCGTCACTAATGGCGCTGGCGTAAATAGTGTGGTGACGGATGCGTTGTTTGGGCTTGAGGGGGCGCTTAGTTCTCTAGCTGTTACTGGCGAAATCACCGCCAATGGCGGCATTGCATTGGGCGACAACGACAAGGCTACGTTCGGTGCTAGTGATGACTTAGAAATTTATCATGATGGGTCTAATAGCATTATTGCTGATGTCGGAACGGGTCACTTAAAACTGCTTGGTAACGACCTGCGAATTAATAATGCCGACAGCAGTAAGTCTTATTTTTCGGCTACTAACGGTGGTTCTGCGATTATTTATCACAACAGCGCCGCTAAACTAACTACAACTGCTACAGGCGTTGAGATAAATGGCGCATCTTCGACAACGGGAGCAATCGCAAGCACTGCAATAGACGGAACTGTTGTAGATCGAAGCGGAAATACTTCCAGATTTGTTGCTGGGCGGTCTGGCGGCAACTTTGCTGCTTTGGAAATGCACGTTGCTGGCGCGTCTGGGGTCACAAAAAGATTAAGCATTGATTACGACAGCACTACAAAACTGTTTGCGCCTAACGGAACATCAGAGCATTTAGTAGTTAGTAGCGCGGGCAAAGTGGGTATTGGACGATCTCCCAGAGTTATGTTGGATGTGGCGGGTGAGGTCGCTATCGCACACGATGCAACTTACGGCCTACGTTTTTACAACCAACCTCAGAACAACTGGTCAAGCATTGGCAACAACCAAACTAGCTCATCAGCAAACTTGGTCTTCAAGGACGCATCAGGCGAGGGGATGAGGCTGGATGGCTCAGGCAACCTGTTGGTGGGTAAGTCGGATGCAGCTTTAGGAACAGCGGGACATACATTTGGCAATGATGGTTACCTTTACCACACGAGATCAGGCGACATTATGTGGCTCAATCGTCTAGGTGGACACGGTACGTT